TTCACGCATGTAGATATCCAAATCGCCCNCTNGTNNNGNNCCTGGTTTGGGTTCCTTGTCTGCACCTGGGAAAGTTTGTGGATACTTTCTCATGAGATCTTTAACAAATTGGCCAGTAACTCGGCCCAGATCATACATCTTGTCCACGCCTTTTAGTGCTAGGATTTCAGGGGCTATTTGTCCTTCTTGCGGGCCGGTGTCACGTATTTTGATGTTAAAGGTGCTGGCTGTGTCCATGGTGGGCTTGTACGTGGGTCTAGCCGCTTCTGTTTCTCGTATAATAAATTCTTGTGCTCTCATGGTGTATTTATCTGGCGTCCTACGCACTAACGCTAGTTCGCGTTTTACCGCTTGCTACTTCGTAGCTAGTGTAATTTTTTTCCGCTCTGCTTCGCAAATTTAAAATTTTTCCGGCGCTTCGCTTAGGTCATAGCTACACTGAACGCCGCGCTGATTGCACGTATTCTAGTGTCCAAAGTAGTCTGTACTAGACTAATAACGCCCGATTGTGCTTGTATACTAGTGCCGTCCACACGTACTGCGCCCAAGGTTGCTGTTGTAGCTGTGGGCAATTGATACTGTATTTGACCCTGTCCGTTTACTGTTATACTGGTATTATCAATCTTAACTCCGCCCAAGGTCGTTGTTGTACTTGTGGGCAAGAGATACGGAGTAAATGACAATACGCCCGTGCTGGGTGTGTATACTAGAGATTCAGCTCCTGCTGACTGTGTTGCTACAGTTAACTGAGTACTTAATAGTATTTCCCAGTTGACTGTTTGGCTCGCGGTCTGTGCATTAGCATCCCTAGCAGTGATTGTAAATCCTGAATACTCTACTCCTGCTTGTGTGGGTGTTCCTGATAGGGTTATTTGACTAACATTGGTCAAAGTGCTCCAAGCTAATCCTTGGGGGATTGTGCCCGTAATAGTATATGTATAAGGTGCAGTTCCGCCCACTGCTTGGAATACTGCACTGAAATATACGTTTTGTGTGCCCGATATACTAGCGGGAGTTATTTGACTAATCTGCGGGTAACTAGTCACTTGAACAGGCGCACTAGGCCAACTGATAGTGACCGTGCTGTGTGTAGTGCCTGTTAACCCACTGGGCCATGTGCTGACTGTATAACCATTGGCTACCAGTACGGGCTGGATCAAGTTGTAGTCCGTAAGGCTCATGCTCCAAGTGATGGAAACTAGCCCCAGTTGACTTTGCTCTGCTATGAGATCAAATATGCCCTGATAGTTCGCAATGAGATTGGCATAGGCTTGTGCCGCTGTAGTGCTGACTAATTGTTGAACGGCTGTGGTAGCTTGACTAGCGGTAAAAATGGCCATCTCGTGTCCTAAAACAATATTTATCATGCCCGACTCCAAGACTAACGGCATAAATAATAACATATTATGCTACCAAGGAGATAGATTTTAATGGATCCACATTTAACAATTGATACACCACGATTCCATCAACGTGTGGCTGAGTTTCCAGGTAGACTACACAGTTTGCCTTTTTACACTACAGCCCTACAAGATATATGCCAAAAGCACCTACGTCAAGTAGATCTACATCATCACAATCAAAAAGATTCTGATGAAATTCGTCAAGAATGGATTGACAGTTGCCAAGCTGATTTTACCCGTAAAGGTATTGAAGCTGACATGAACGCTATCCTAGCCATAGCTGACGACTTGGACTTGTTCCAACGTCACAGTGATACATTCCAGCATACTGCTAAACCGCATCAAATTGCCCAGCGTATTCCTGATATTATATCACCACTGGATAATCAACACTTGAATATTCCACACAATCAGGGTATTCATCCTAATGGCGAACACAAGCCATTAGATGGTGCTAGTACAGACGCTAGTACAGATACACCTGATGCTACAGCGACAACAGATACACCCGCAGACAAGGATACTACAGCAACCCCAGCTGCCTAAGTCCAGTGTAGTAAAAATAAAGTGCGGTGTCGATCGTACTTAAACGCTACACCAACGTGATAAACTTCGCGAGCAGTGGCCCAAGTCCATCTACTGTATTTGGGCCCTGTATATTGTAGTAGCCACTGTTCAATCTGCACAATTCCATCAATCCAATCAATTTGTTCCAATGTCTGATGCGGCCAGTCTACATCTGCAAGATAATCGAAATCGTGCAAGCAAGGAGCATAATCCCATAGTGGCATGTGCTGTGGCATTAAATATTTATAGTCTAATAATAATTTTGGTTCGACACCGATTTATAAATATTCCATGAGACAATACGATATACTTTTAGTTAACGGGTGTAGTCACACGTTTGGTGCTGAAACTATAATAGACGGCGATACTAATAATCCCGAAAACCCTAATCACAGCTGGGCCGCTCACTTGGGCCAAATACTAGGTGTCAAGCGTGTGGATAATCTTGCTGTTAATGGCAACAGCAATGATAACATTTATCACGAACTAGTGCATCATACCTTGACTAAAATTCCCCCGCACTTGAACACCTTGTGCATAGTACAATGGACCAAATGGAATAGAGTAGTTTATATTAATCCTGAAAATGTCGAAGAGCAAAGTTTATTAAATCCTTACGAAATTACCAAACCCCATATAAACAAACAAGTCAGAGAATCTTATGTTAATCATCTAAGTAGAGATCCTAAAACTGTACTAACTTGGATGATAAACCAACATACACTAAATGGATTTTTTAGACTGCGCAATATCGATTTTTGTTTCTTTCATATAGAACCATTTCCCCTCAGTGGGCTTCCCAAGAGATATCATGTTGATATAGATCACATGACTAACCTAATGCCCTGGGGAAGTTTATGGACTAATCACATGGACCAATATGCTCCTTGCCAAAAGTACGGACACTATCCGGAATCCGCTCACAAGCAGTGGGCACAAGATATATACACTGTATTAAAACATAGATATCAAGAACATCATGCCTAAGATACCTCTTACTCCGCTAGCATATAATAAGATTAAAGCCTTGCAACCAGAACCAATTCGTCGTGTTACATTTAACATGACTAGATTTATCAACATTTATCAATACGACAACAAGGCCTGCAATGAAGCTATCATACGAGCTATCAGAGAAGAAGGCGGTACTCTTACTAGAGAAACTGTGGTTAAAGCCTATATGACCGATTGGATACTTAAACTAGATCATAACGCAGAACCTTACAGTGATTTTTTTGCCTTTATCAACAATAGTTTGACCACAAGCATACACAAGCTATCGGGCGTTACTAAAGAAAAAATACGCTATAGATTTGCCAACATGTGGGGTGCAATTTATAAAGATGGCGACTATACTCAATCGCATAGTCATGCGCCCACTCAAATAAGTTTTGTCTATTATCTCATGGCAGATCCTATAGATTCTAGTCCTTTGGTATTTGATGAAATTGACTACAGTATTACACCCAAGACCGGCATGCTGGTCATGTGCCCAGGATGGCTTACACATCATGTGCCTCCTTACAAACCACTCAGCGTGAATGATCGTATCGTTTTAGCTGGCAACATTGAGATGCTATGATAGACCCAAACGCCCGTATTGATTTTTATCTTAAACGCTTTGTGAACATTTATCAAGTGCATGATCCAGAATCTGATGAAGCTTTGATCAAGATAATTAGAGATGAAGCTGTAAGAAACAGGCGACCCAGCAATGTTCAAGCCGCGGTTACTTGGGCATTAAAAATAGATCATAATGCTGATCCGCAGAGCAGATTTTTTAGTTTCTTAAAAAAAAGTTTAGAAGATGCTTGGGGTAATTTATTGTGTGAAACTGCTCCTCCAGAACCTTTAAGATATCGCATTAGCAGTATGTGGGGTGCTATATATCAACAGGGCGACTGGGCAGACTATCATACACATGGACCCAGTAGAACCAGTTGGGTTTATTATCTACAAGCTGATCAAACTACAGGCAAAAACTCGCCTTTAGTTTTTGATAATACTGGATACGAAATTATACCAGCTACTGGGCAACTAATTATGTTTCCTAGTTGGCTAGGGCATAGCGTTCCTAAATTTGAACCCGGTGATAGTAGCGAGCGCATTGTGCTAGCGGGTAACTGTGAAATAGCAATGTAATGCAAGAATTAACTTTACCCACTAGTAAATTTTTTAATATCTATCAGTATGACAATATGGCATTCAATATTGCCACTATTGATATGATTCGTGCCGAAGGCGGCAGTCAAACTAGACAGACTAATGTACAGGCCTATATGACCAACTGGCGATTAAAACTGCCCCAAGATCAAGATCCTTACCAGGATTTTTTTAATTTTTTAAATGCAAATCTTATTGATACGTGGAGTAATATGCTAGGTGGTGTTCCCGGGCCATTTCAATATAGTATATTCGACATGTGGGGCGCTATATACAATCAAAAAGATTTTACTAAAACGCATCAACACAGACAAGCTCAAATCAGTTTTGTTTATTATCTGCAAGCTATTGGAGATAACATTGCTCCATTACTGCTAACAGATATAGAGCAAGAAATTATTCCAAATACTGGCATGCTGATCATGTTCCCTGGTTGGATGAATCATGCTGTTCCTCCGAGCCAAGCATCTACAGAACGTATAGTGCTAGCCGGTAATATTAGTATACCGCTAGACAGTTATTAATCTTGTTTTGTGTAGTAACGATAGTTTACACTAGTAGAATTTTCTTTGTAAACTTCAGCGCCATTCTTTAAATGAAAACGGCGTGCCATAGGAGTCTGAGGACTTAGCGTTACAATGTTTTTAACTTCCTTGTACTCGTCCAAAATCCAACGTGCGGCCTGCTTGATTAGCTCCTGACCAGCTCCAGGACTGTAACTCCAAATAGTATAAAATACTGCGGTATTGCGGTCTTTACCCATGTTAATTAAATCTTCCTCAGTAGAAGGAATGTCGCTCAACCATTGCATACAAGTAGCGGCTAGTACTTCTTCTCCTGCTTTAAGAATTAAAATTTCAGCGGCTTCGTTGATACGTTGTTCTAAAGGAATATGTGGACGTACTGGGTCGTCCTTGATAAGTCTGGTCAGAGGATCACTGATGTCTCGGATATGATGTAATTGCATGGTCGCTACCTGGTTATTATATAGGTACTTATCTCTTTGATTGAAATTTCATCAATTTCAAATATCATCGCCTGGCAAATTATTTAATAATTCTCTTAGTTTACTACTTTCTACTTTAGCATGAATCTTAGGTGCAGGAGCTCCGTCGGCGATTTCACCGGTTGTTGGATTTACTGTTTGTCTTTGTTTGATACTGTTTAACAGTACGCTACCGGCACTAGCAGATCCTGATCCATAACCATCTTGTTCATCTAAGTCTGAAATACGTAGTGTATCAATATTAAATTCCAAATCAATTTTCATACCAACACCACTACTCGAACGTGTTTTCATCAGCTGAATTTGATAACGTCCACGCTCACGCATAGCACGACTTGTAAAGATACCAAACACGTTATCTGCTGTTTGAATCTTGGATAGTCCGCCTGAAATATGACTGTGATCAAACTCAACTTCTTCAACAGCACCACGATTCAACTGTGCCGCAGTTACAAACACACAGTTCTTTTCCACTGCTAAATTTCGTAATTCTTCCGATACATACTTGTCTTTGACGAACAAGTTTTCAGCACTGATACGTTTGCTCAAAGGCATAATCAAGTCCATGTAGTCAACTAGCAACACATCGATCTTGTGTCCCATTTTGACTTCATACTCTTTCATATACGCACGAATGTCGTTGGCAGTCTTACCCGATGGCATGTATTTTACCTGCAATTTTCCCGACTTTTTACCAATAACTTTGACCTTCATTTCAACGTCATCTAAGTTCTTAAAAATCTCTCTTGTAGGGATTCCAGTGGTCATTGCATCAATACGCATACAGACCAAATCCTCACTCAACTCTAATGTGAGATATAATACATTAAGCCCAGCAAGAGCATAGTTGACCCCAAGATTAGCCAAGAAAAGACTCTTGCCAGCGCCTGAGCCACCAGCCCAAATATTAAGCTCACCACGATTAAAACCTCCATATAGTTTATCATCAATGCTTTTCCAACCTGTCGATATTTGTCCGTTCTTGTCTTTAATACGTGCAAGACGTGCTCTAGGGTCTTCAAAATAATCAGTGCCCATATCACGTTGTAAGCCCACTTGTACTGCTTTTTTAATCTTTTCTTCTACTGGACCATACTCGCCTTTTTCCAACAAGTCTGCTGATTCTAAGATTGCTCGCTCGAGTCCTTTGTGTCTAATAAAAGTTTCAAAATCATTTAACACCCAATCGTAGTTGGCTTCTTTTACGCCCTCGGGTGTCTTTAGATTACTGTTAGTTGACGCGTTTACAATGTCAAATGTAGGTAGTACACTATACTCTTCTACATACTTGTTGATAAATTCAGCAGAGTCTTGTAATTTGCGATCAAACAATGTGTGATCAAAAATGCTTTGGCAACGCACAAAAGTTTCTGCGTCACTCAGCATCATTTCCAAGTACAATTTCTGTACTTCATATCCATAATTTATATTTTGTGCCATGTGTTATTATATTATCTTTATACTTTAATTTCAATGTGTTTGACAGGATCCCACTTGTAATCCCATACTCTCTGTTTGGTATGATATAGTACTGCACCTATACTACTGCTTGGATCCCCCGGATTAGGAAGGCTCCAACGATACTTAAACATAGGTTCAACATACCGTTTATTTGCCTGGCTATTCATGGCACACCCGCCCATGTAAACCAAACAGTCTGCACCTGTTAATTCTTTTGCCAAGCTCGTTACCAACCCAATTTGCACTTCGAATGCATCTTGTACTGCGGCCGCTATATCACACTGATCTTGTAAATTATTAATAGGATACGGCCAGTTTAACACACCTCTGTGAAAATTATAATTCAAATTAACTGTGCCGTTTATGTAACTATTAACTTCTTTAAAATAGCGCCACTTGTCTCCTTGTTCTGCCATCTTTTGCAATAAGTATTCATCTTTAATCGGAGTAAGTCCTACTAGTTGCGTAAATGCACTATAGAATAATCCCAAACTATGTGGATAACTACGACTCCACACTTTTTTCATTTCACCGTGGTGCCCTTCCCATATGGTAGCACATTCAAATTCTCCGATCGCATCGAGCACAACAATCGCGCAATGATTAAATGGACTTGTATAATAGCCAGCGGCAGCGTGACTAGCATGATGAGGAGTATAAGATACTTTTGCATATTTAAATTGAGTTAGATGTCGTTTAGGTAATGTAGACATGTCTAATGCAGTTTTATATTGTCCTGCGTAGAGTTGTCTTGCTTTCTTAACCCACGGACGTTCATACCAAAAGATACGATCTGGTGCGCCATGATAGTTTAACGCATTTACAGTTTGATCATTTGATAAGATGTCAGCTGTACTAGTAGTCTGCGATACTAGTTTACCCTCTTTGAATACGGCGAGACTAGAACCGTGATTAAGAGCGTTTATTCCCCAAAGTATCATTTGTAGATAAATGGATCACGTTTACGTAATTCTGCTAATCTAGCTTCATACAATTTTTTTTCTTTATATCTACGATAAGGTGTCATTAACCACCAAATAATTTTTCTCATTTTATATCCTTAAATTTTATAACTTGTTACTATGTTATTTTCTAAAGTTACGCTTGTACTGTACTTTCCCTTGCCTACACGATCAAAACTCCAAACTTCTTTGTATTTGGTTTTAAGCTGATGTTGCTGTATATAACCAGGGTGTCCACGAGATTCTAACAGCATTTCCTGTGTTTGACCAACCCATATATCACCTACAAGTATTCTATCTGCATTGACTTTTCCAAATCTGCGAATTAAATCTTTTACATAAGCTTCGTGTTTTAATCGTTCTTCTTCAGCTCGTTTGGCAGTTTCTGCTTTTTCGTGTTCGTTATGTAAATACCAAGCAATAGCAACGACAGCAAAAAAACCTGCGGCTTGCCATGGAAATAAAATTACAAGAAATACTATAATCCCTAGTACAATTAATCCACTTTCCATTATTGTATATCCTTAAACCAATTTTTCATTTTTAAACGAATTTTTAATTCGTTAGATTCTGTTGCATCTCTAATTAACCATAGTGTAGCAAGACGACCTATCTTAATTATTGCATCATTTATATCTTTAACACCACTAGGCCATGCGGGCATGCTAACACTCCACCCTAACTCAATTGCTTGCTCTACTGTTTTAGGACCTTCGTGATCTCTATCAGGAACTAAGACAAGCTCTTTGCCTAATTGTTTTAACAACCAGTTTTGGCTGTCTTTAATCTCTGCTCCGAGTAATGCACAGCCATCAATACTTAGCGCATCAAACGGACCTTCGCTAACAATTACGAATTCACGATTATCTTTTTGATTATCTAAATTAAAAACATAACCTGGTTGTTGTTCACTCAAATACTTGGGTGTAGCATCTCCTGTAGTCCTAGCGGTCCACCCTACAATTTCATTATTAAACAAAAATGGAATAATAAGTCTATTGCTGAATCCAACTTTGGGTGTCCAATAGAAAGGAAAATCTTCAGGATAGATTTTTCTATTGACCATGTATTCTAATACAGGTATAAGTTTCTCTGGAGGATCGGACAATAAGTCTGTAATCAGTTGACTGTCCATGGGCAATGCACGAACATCAAACTTTGGAATTATGTTTCGAATTTCTGTAGTGTTATTGTCATCTAGTCTAAGTGCTTCTAATCTTAACTGTGCAATGATGTCATCGGGAATATTTAAATCCCGCATGAACTTATTCATCTTTTGACTGATATGTCTGCCAGGTTGCCAACTACATTTGAATCCACAATTAAAGCAATGATAACTAACAGCATCTCCGCCGTTAACAATAAATCCGCCACGTTGGCGTTTATCATCGCAACACACGGCATTAAACCCAATCCAACCGCTTGGAGTGTGTTTACGCTTTCCGGGCAAATATGTTAAGAGGGTGTCCGCAATTAGGCTCATGCCTTATTATAACAGACTGCCTGAATTAAATCAATGGCTAACGGTTATCTTATTAACCGTTCCAATAGATCCGTTTAGATTAGTTGGAGTAATACTGTAGACACTACTATTGATCCAACTTACTCTAAAATAATTAAAATCATTAACCGGAACATTTGTCCAAGTTACTGTAGTTGTCGTTGGAGTGCTAATTGTATTTGAATATAATTGACTAGCATTTAGGAAAGAATTGACAGCAATAGTCATATCTGTAGTTCCTTCCAAATATATTTGGCCTTGGAACCCGGTTACGTTGATTGAAAAATTTAATGTAGCAGTTGGAACGGCTTCGTAAAATTTGCAAGGTATAGCACTGCTACGATTAACTACAGTTCCCATATAATTAATATCTTGGGTAAATTCAGTTAGTACTTGTGCTGGACGAGTTATTGGAACTGCAGATCCTGCAAGATCAATAGTACCCACTGCTCCAAATCTGCTATCCACATACATTAGCAATGGATTGCTATTTGAATCAACAGCGGTAATGCTATAACGCAATGATTGAACGTCGAGGCCTGAGGTATCAGCGGCAGGTATAGTAGCACTGGCTAAACCTTTTAACGGTTCTGTTGTGCTAGATAGAGATACACTAGTAGCGCCGGCAATTGTTTGATTTGCAAAATTAACAGTAAGACTAGTTGTTGCCGAATCGATATCTTGAGTTACTGCCGAAATAGTAACAGTTCCGATAATTCCAGCTGAAACAGTTAGTGTGCTGTTTGTTGTAAATGCGCCGGTTACATTTGCAGTTGGTAATGTAATAGTTGTTGTGGTGGATTGTCCGGTAGTAGCATACACAGTTGCTCCAGTCCCAGTAGCCGTTAAAATAGATAGTGGAGTTACGGTATATGGACTATTTGGCAATGCGTTGCCACTGATGTCCATAACATTTAATCTCATTAGAGATAATGTAGTAAGATCAATACGTTTTTGATCAGCATTCTTAATATCAAATTCGATGACGTTATTAATGCCTTTATATATTTTTATATTTCTCTGATACACGTTTTTATACTCCGTAGAAAATCCAGCCAAATCAGCGGTAACAATGATACGGTTTGGATATAAATAACTTTGAATTTTTTGCATTAGCACAAATCCTTTACTATATTTATGGCAAAACTAAGAGACAACATTGAACAAAATTTACCCTTTATTAGCGTATTAAACTACGGTGATGATGAATATGTAGGCATCATAATCAATCAGGATCAGTTTGTTACTAGCTTCTATGATTTAAATGCCATTAAAACTGCCGAAGAAAAAGCTGTATTTTTAGAAATAGGCGAAACTTGGTGGTGGGAAAGTAATCGTCAATTTCCTATTAATATATTTTGTAGGCAACAAATATATCCGTTTTCATATGCCATTAAAACATTTAATAGCAAGGATACTCGTATAATTCTAGGCCCTGTGGTTAATGTTATGAATATGAGTATGAAACGTGTAAAACGTAAAAGTGTACAGCTAGTTCGAAAAGTCCGTTAACTGTTCACAAATTAAATTCATTTGTACTACTATCACGTGTGCGTAGGCAATAGCGTGAGCTTTCTTAAAATAGTATTCATCATTGTCCGGACGTGTCCAAACTTCCATCATTATCGTAGTCCAATCTTTCCCTATCAGATAACGTTTCGCAGGGCGAATCATAGCCAAAACTGCGGCCAATTGTTCTATCGAGATAGGTTTGACTTGTCTCAATATAGAACCATGCCCGTTGACGTGAAAGAGTTTGTTCACGAAATCGTCTTCTAGTAATAGATCCCATAAGGGCTCTGTCTCCAATAATTTATTAAGATGTTGTTTATCACGAACGCCTTCATATACGCCAACATTTAAGAAATCTAATTTAAAATATCCACGCTCTTCAGCAGTTTTGTAATCAATAGTACTTATTCCAGTTAGCGGATTATAAGGAATGTTAGTACAATATATACCAGTGTTGTGCTTTTTAAAAGTTCCATCCAAAGACGCATCGACATGCTTTATTATGTCTAGAGCTTTATTGCGATCTGCAAAATCTATATCAATATCAGGCATTTAATAATCTGTATGAATCCATATCTTAGGTTCATCCTTCTCAGGGTTGTAAATATTTTCGGTTTCTGGATTTATCAATTTCCATATATCTGGGCATCGATTCTGTTCTGGAATTTCTTCCAAAATAGTACCATCCGATAATAAACGAGTTATAGGTGAATTCATATACCGCTTTCCTTTACTACATCTTTGACCAGTAACGCATCAGCTGGGTGTTTTTTAAATTTATTAAGCCAGAATGGAGGATCTATGATACTTTGTATGTGACTTAATTGTTCGTCATTAAATTTCTTTAGCATCTCTTTACCACTAGAACTATTTAATATTAGCCAAGGACTTATTTTTCCATCCTTAATATCATAGCAAGCACGACTTAGACTTGCGTATAAAAAATAATGATTCCATTGTGCGTTATGCTCGTCCGCCCAAGACATCATTGTTTGGATCGATCTTTGGAGTGCTGTTTCGACGGTTTCTCTTCGGACAAGGTCGACGACATAAAGGTCGTAGAGTTCGTCTCTGCACCAGTGGTCAAGTTTGACTCCACTGGTGACAATATAATTGGTAAATCTTTCCGGGTAGAGAGGATTAACGTTACTGACAAAACTACCAAACTTAATAAAAGCGTTATAATAAGGACTTTTACAAAAATCTTCATATGTTTTTTCCTGTTTGCTATGTGGCTGTGCTTGCTTATAAAACTTTTGAAATGCATCAAATGCTAACAAGACATGTTTTTCATTTCGAGCTAGTGCTCTTCGTTTTTGTTCGCACACATGCACAAACAAAGTTTTTTCGTGCATAAACCCTTTATTACAATAATCGCAAGAAAAAGGTTGACTAACTAATGCCATCATTTTAGTTTCTTTGCAAGTGTTGCTTCATCCATACCATGACGTCTGCCAAGATCTTTTAAGTCTTTATCTGTAGAAAGTTCTGCCATTAATTCTAATTCGTCTATTTTATGAGTAGGATATATTTCTTCTAAAAACTTTACTTTTTTGCCGCCATTGCCTGTTTTCTTTTTATGCCCTAACCACTGATGAAAAAATACAGTATTACCATTATAACTACACATGCACAAAAGTTGCCATAATAATTTAGGATGTTTTTGTATACTATTCCAATTCTTATTAAAGAACTCATTTACAGTTAAGACAAAATGTTCTTGTACTTCTCGTTTTTGTCCTTGCACATTGCTGACATAACGATTAAGAATGTAGAATTCACTTTTAAGAGCTTTTTGCTGATCAGCATCCATTGCATCCCACAATTCACGAACGTTTTGATCTACTGCCGCAAGTTTTTCTTTAAGCTCTACTTTTTCACTCATATTTTTCCATGCTTAGTTTATATAACATTTTAACACGATCAATGGCTTTTTGTAAAGCGGGATTGGTTTTTCCGGCTAACCTGATCTTAATCCATTCATTATGATCATCTAGTTCTTGCTGACCAGAAGTTCTTCTAACATCGAATCTTTTTGATTCTTCAGGATCATATCCATAGCCAATCGCAAATCTTGTACCCGGGTCTGCTCCGAATTCTCGAGCGTAAGTAACATCTTTGTCACGCTCATATATATAAGTTGCACCAGGTTTAAGTTTGCCCATTCAGTAACTCCTGTTTAGGAACTAACATTGCATCAAACGCTAAAACTGTACGATAACCGGCGCCTTTCCAAGGATAAACAGTATGTGGCAAATAGCTAGGAAATATAACAAACGTACCGGGATCTCCATCATGTTTCCAGCTATCATGCATCATAAATTTTGTTAAATCTTTAGGCTGTGGCAATCTAAAATATATATTTCCATCTACATTTTTTTTATCATCTTCATAAGCAGGTGCAGTCACATATACATTACCGCTAATGTGTCCACCTGGATGATGATGCATTGCTTGATAGTCACCTTCTGTTTGTCGAATAGTCCATATACTAGTTACTTTAGGTTCTACATATTTTAATTCATCAGTACCCGATTGCGCAATGACCAATTCAATATAACCTTGACATGCTTCTTCAAACCATTTAATCAACCAGCCTACATCTACTCCTAACTCGTTAGGATAAACTTGAACTTGATTACCGCCTTTTATACTTAATAACGGATTTTCTGAATCATTTAACTCTGTATGCTGATGAGCCGATTCGACAAGATTATAAATTTTGCTAAATTCTACAGGAGGAACTGTATCTTGTAATAGTATGATAGGTTGAAAATATGCAATCTTTAATGCCATGATGTATTCCTTATAATAATTTGTCTAATAATATAATTTCGTTTTGTCTAGCAATTTCTTTAACAAAATATGCACAGTTTGGCTTCGATCCCCCAGATGTAGGAACTGCTAACAACTGCCCGTTTTTCATCTTAGGAAAATACCATTTAACATCATTATAAAAATTAACAATTTCAATTCGCTTAAACTCTACTCTAAAACTACTCAACGGATTAAAAATTAATGCATCAAATCCACGATCATTTAAACTAGTTAATGGTAATATTTCTATATCACTAGCCGCACTACTATCTCCAACTGCAATACACCAATCGATTGGCATTGTTACTTCATCATCTCCAATTCTTATTACCATTGCAGGTGCATTAAAACTTTCTAGAAAAATTAACGGCATGAAGAAAAAATCTGGTTCTTTCGGATCGCTGTTATCTAATACAGCAAATCTAGTATTTTCATCAACTTCATCTGGAAGATTATTTAATGAAAATGTATGGTTATCTAACGTTAATATATTCATAATTCCTTATTTTTGCCAATCTATCTTTTCAATTGTAAAAGGATATTTGGCGTCCTTGTAAAATTTCTTCCTCGTAGTGAGGTGGCGTTTTGCAAATTTACAAGTCGAAGTTATGTCCCAAATTTGTACAAAGTCTTTATCTTCTGCTTTACGAATTCCCCTACCGATACTTTGGATAACACGAACAAATGATTTTCCTGGTTCTAACAGAACTAAATTAAAAATCCTAGGTATGTTAATTCCAACGGCGGCAACACCGTAAGTTGCTACAGTAACTTTATTATCGTTAGTCGCATGTTCTTTGTATTCTTCTTTACGTTTGGTACCTTTAACTTCGCCTGAAATAAACACTGCGCCTTCTATCATTTCTGTTAATAATTTGCCTGTATCGATCCTGTTAACTAGAATCAATGTATTGCCTGAATCTGATAAGCCTTTTATAAGTTTGCTAAAATAAATCATTCTATCTTTGTTAGTGACAAGATATTTTAATTCTTCCTGATAAGTTTTAAATTCTGGTAAATCAATCAACTGTACAATGTTAACATGTAAGTTACTAAGTATTCCCATCTCTTGCAATTCGTGCGCCTTGATGCCGCCTACTACTGGGCCAATGCTAGCAAATATAGGAGCGGATTCATATTCATCTTTCGGTACAGTTCCAGTTAATCCCCAGCGAATAGGTGCATTACACAAGTTCTGTGTAAGTAAATTTTTAAGTACTTCTGCTTTGGCCATATGAACTTCGTCGACAATAACAGTTTTAACTCCATCAAGGAATTCTGCAAGTGTTAATGCAATATTCTCATCCCAGTTTTTAGATTTTTTATCTAAAATATTAAGACTTTGCCAAGTACAAATGGTATGTGTTTTATTAAGATCCTTGCGATCTCCGTAATATACACCGACATCTAATCCAACATTAACATAGTCTTCTTCAGTTTGCGTAACTAAATCTTTATTAGGCACAATAACAATAGTACGTCCATATTTCTCAGCACAATGACTTAATGTTGCTGTCATAATAGTTTTTCCAGCACCAGTAGCAACTTCTTGTAACGCTTGTGTATTGGTGAAAAATCTGTTTACTACATCAACTTGATCATCACGTAAGACAATCGGTTGTCCAGCAAATCTATGACCTTCGGGCCACACCTTGCCTTGATCTGCCCAGTATTGTGTTGTTATTTCTTCGAATTCAATTTTATTATTTGTACGTAAATCATCAAGTTCGTCTATATCAATATCCATGTTAGATAGTATTTCTAGACATTTTTCTAGTTGGCTAAGATAGCCATTACCGCCTAACCCAAACATACTAACTTTGCCATCCCACCGACCTAATTTGTATGCCGGTTGATATCGTGCAGTTGGATTTTCATATTTGAAAGTATTAGCTAGCTTTTTACGAGCTTCTAAATTTAAACCTTCAAATTTAATATTAACTTCATCTCTAATGACTAATTTTACTGTCATAAAATCTTACGTCCTTCTAGCATACTTTTTTCTTCTGCATACTCTATAATTAAATCACAGCAGTTAGTATACACTGAAGTCTTACCGTGACGCAACCCCATCTTTGTATCAAGTCCAATTACACTCATAGGTTGCCATGCGTTTTTTAGGAAAAATTTTGGTATTTTTCCACTACTAACAGCCGCAACAATTAAGGTATCATCGAGGCGTTTGTTATAATGATTTTCTGCAATAAAATTATTGAATTTTTTTCCAATATCGTCATTAGGCAATCTAAAGTAAATACCGACACCATCGTCGATACCGACATTTTTCATGGCTTCCGACAAAATTTCCAGATTTTCCAAATATTTAGAATTGCTAAAACTATCAAAAACTACCATAACTGGCAATCTTCTCAATTTTAACAAACTATCAAAAACTTCGGTCAACGTGTGTTGATTTTTATCAACCCAAATTTTAGTACTAGTACGATTAGCGATATTTTCGGTCAAATTTTCACCGAAATTTCGGGGATTTTCGGTGGTATACTTATATCGCATACTACGGTCATTAATGATGTTTTGATCAATGCTGGTTTCGATACCTAAGTCAGCAGTAATGGCTTTTTGAAAATTAACATGTTCAATGTTACTGATAATGAACTGTTTTTCAACCTCACTTTTCGACCAAGATTTTATGGTCAAATAGTGGTTTTTTATGGTCTCGTCGATATCAAACTTTAATGGTTCTAACGCTTCATACAGCATAACAAGATTTTGTTCAGTAAGTGTACAAGTCCAAGATTTTGTATTATGAGCTACTACCAGCCCATCTAGCTGTTTTGCTAAATTTTGCAAAATTTTACGAATTTCTTGAGAAAATGTCATTTCTACAAAAAGTGCAAGTTCATGCTCGTCATTCTTTTTAATATAAAATTTTCTTATTTGTTCTATATGGCGAAATGGTTTTGACCAAGAAGGTACCGCAATTTGCTCTAAAATTTCATCTTTAAAATCCGACAATTTTTCCGAATTTTCACCAAGAATTTTAATTATTAGTCGACTTTGGTTTTCAGTTACAAATAAATGACTGTTAATGTTAGATGCCAAGTTCCTTAACACATTACAGTCTCTCGGTGCTAGTAATTCCTCCAAAGGTTTGGAAGAAAAATTCACAATTTTTAGTAATAAATTATCTATAGTCATTATTCAGTAAGTATACACTAACATGTATCAAAGGTCAACCGGTTAGAAAAAAATAGGCCTCAATATTATTTAAGGCCTATGGTCAGCATTTTGAGTAAATTAGTTAGATGGTTGCATCTTCCATTCCAGCAACACGTAATTTTACAATATTTGTAATTTGCCATTGTTTCTGGTCAAGACCTTTAATAACACCGAGCCATTTGTTGCGTAACAGAGCAAATTCATTAATAATTTTTTCCATATCGACAACATCTGCTTCGCCGTCTACGTATTTTTCACAATCTTTACTACTAAGAGCACGTTGATAGTTTTCAAGATATTTTCTAAAGAAACCACTTTTTAATCTACGTAGTTCGATGTTAAGATATTCTAAAATTGCCTCGATTTCTTGTAATTGACCAAATCTATGTTCAACCGTACCAGGCATACTAGCACTGGCCTTTTCAACATTTCCTCGCAACTTCACTTCATCCCGTGCTTCGACTAGTTCTTGTTCAAAATAAGCCACAGCATCGGGAATATGCGAAATATCCTTAGCAATCTTAGAATACCAACCCATTAAAAGTCCAATTCTTGTACGTCATCTTCCTCACTATCAATATCATCATTAAGATAATATTCAATAGCTTGGTCAAGAGTTTCATCTACACCAATAGCACCTTTAAAAACCTTGTCTGGCATGCCAAAATCAGCTAGCAAATCGACATAACGTTCTGCTACTGTTTCAAGTTGCTTTTTATCAATATATTCGACAAAGTTTAACCAGATATCACTAATTTGTGTTTCATTCAACATTTTCTTCTGTCTCCTCGGGAATGGTTGTTGTAGGTTTAATGTGATAATTTGCCATTATCATATCTAATTTATCATCTTTCCATTCTTTTCGGTATAATAAGGTTTCTTCCCCAGTAGTAGGATCAACATATTTTAATCTGTTGCCCTGTTGTACAAGGATGCCTTGTTTTTCTAACATATCGACCATGCCACTGTAAGGATTCATACCTGTTTCATATGGAATCTTAATTTGTACAGTTTCAAAAGGTTTACTGTAACGAGTTTTCATAATCTTGCAACTTGCACGAATACCCATTACGTCCGATACTTTGTTACCATCTTCGTCTTCTTTCAATTTCAACTTTTTCATGGCAACTACAATAGAACTTGCATAAACAAATCCCTGTCCACCTGAAATTTTGTCATCTGGATCAAACATGTCTTGGCTTGCGTATGTATGATTAGTACACACCATTCCTACATTGTAATTACCAAACATATTGACGCAATTACGAACAAGTGCTGTTAGTGCTTTAGGTTTACGACCCATGTCGCCCTTTAAATCTCCCGCTTCAAACTGATTGATATCGGTAGGGGTAAGCAACATACCCAATGAGTCTATGACAAATAAGACTTTAGGACGTTCGGTCATTTCTTTATACTCTTTCATGAACTCGTGAATGGTTTTTGCCACATCATCGATCATTGCCATGTTGAGTTTAAGGAGTTTTTCCTCACTTGTATCTACACCTAGTGCATGTAACCATGCTTCATCTAACGCATTTTCTGTATCGACTAAAATAACATAAATGCCTTGTTGTTGTGCGTTACGCACCAGATTGCCTGAACAGATAAAACTTTTACCTGCACCGGATTCTCCAGCAAATACAGTAACCTTACCTAACGGTACACCTTTATGAAAGTCGCCGCTGATAAGATAGTTAAGTGTATAATTGCCAGTGCTAATCCAATCCGTAGGATCATTAAATCCTACTCCAAGACCGTCAATGCTCTTGGTCAAAGTTTTTCTAAACTTTGATAAATCGAACGCTTTAGTGGCCATATTAGTTATCCACGTCCATTGTATTCCACTCTTGTACTACAGCAAGCATTTCTTCTTCTGTATTACAAAGAATCTTAGCAGTCTTCCAATCGTTTTCATCATCGCGACCGCCGACTTCAACCATAAAACCATTATCATAACGATTAATAGTAATAGATTCATTTACCTTACTTAGTTTGCTTAATTTAGACATATATTTCTCCTATTTTTATAGATAGCTCGGGCGTACAACTAAGTTGCAGAGGCCCTAGCCGTGTTTATTGTTTATTGCTTTTGACGATTACGAATCATTGCCAAGATATCTTGGGCACGTGAATCACCGGCGGCACTTGCTTCAGCTTTTGGTGCTGGCGCAGTAGTTTTTGCTACAGGTGTTGGTGTATCATCTTCATCGTTGTCATTTGCTACAGGTGCTGGAGTAGCTTTAGGAGTTGCTTTGTTAGGATCGCCAGTATTTTGGCTCATTCCAGCTGGTTTGAAATATTGTCCCCAACGATCCATGTCATATGGCTCGCCGTCAACACTTGCTTCAAACATTTCTTTCATAACTTTCAATTCAACTTCGCCTGGTTTCTTAGGCAAGAAATCTGACAAGTTAAACAAGCCATGTTGTTGAATAGCCGCATTTTCTTCATCGCTTAATGGACGCTCACGACGTGCCCAACTTGAAGTTGAGTAGTCAGCGTAACCACCTTTGCTAGATTTCTTCATGCGATAATCTAAACCGTGTACTAAGTCTGTTGGTAAATCTTCCAATTCTGGATCAACAAGTGCCGCACGGATACTTGTAAAGATTTGGGGACCAATGATAAATCTACGGATTGGATTTTCAGGTTGCTCATCACTCTTTTCGCCTAAGCCGTCTTCTACAACAAAGCCTTGGAAAATGTATGAACGCTTTTTCCAGTATTTACGACCCATATCTTCCAATGCTGGATCTTTAAACCATCCACGCACTTCTGAAAGAATAGGACATGTGTCGCCATACATTTCTACGCATGGAACTTGTACTGTTACTGGTTTGCTTTCTGATTCACCTTTGATTCCAGCGAATGGCAATTTGATCATTGCACGTTCTACCCAGAAAAAAGTGTTGTCGGTGTTACCATCTGGTAAAAATCTAAGTGTAGATTCGCCACCTTCTTTGAGATTCCAGAATGGATAAATTGATTTATCTCCACCTGAACGATTGTTGTCTGAACCTTTCGATTCTGCTGCCTTAAGTTTTGCTCTGATTTCTGCTAAAGATGCCATAATTGTTTCTCCTATTAATAGCCTTTGTTTTGCATTTCTGCGATTTTATTTGCCTATATTTGTTTAGAACCTACTAAACAAAAAGCGCATACATGTTATTGTATACGCTTTTATTTATGTTTGCAAGAGAAATCT